TATATTAAATGTGTGACAACCTCCACCTCGACTCTCTCAAGCAGTGTGAGACTCCACTCAACACCCTATTTTTTTCCGAGTTCAACCAAAATATCCTCCAGCGTGGAATCCGTCAGGCGTTCAAGAATAAAACGGGCATTGCCATTGACCGTCAAAACCCAGATGACTTGTACAGTATCATGCGTGTTGTCTTCATTAACAACTCTGGTGATCACTACTCTCGTGTAAACGAACAAGTGCGAACGATGAACGGACGCGTCATTGAAACTGCGCTCTCTCAAATACAGACCGGTGTCTCACAATATATGGCATATGTTAAAGACATTGACACCATCTCTACACCTCTTGATCAACCAATCAATACCAGTACTGTTGGTAAAAAGATTGGATACAATAACAAGATTGGTATCAATTAAAGTTTTGAGTTGTTAACAAGATAAGATGAGTCTGAATTATTATAAATCAGAAACAGAAAAAGTATGTAAATCAAAGGGATGGGATCGTGCCGCGGTAGATACAGTGTGGCTTCTACTGACGGAGGAAGTTGGGGAATTGGCGTCTGCGATTCGTCAATATAAGAGGACTTACAAGAAGACGGGACTCAAGAAGGAGAGGGGTACAGATGTCATGATGGAGATGGGTGATGTCTTCAGTTATCTCTTTCAACTCGCTCACATGTTAGATGTTGATTTGGATAAGATGTGGGAAGAACATCGTTCTAAAATGAAGACGAAAAAATATAATCTGAAGTAACATTAACTATGAGTAAGTACATGCTCAATGATGAAGATGCTATCAATGATGTGAATCCATTTGTCACACACGATTTCTCCCTTCCAGGGGGTGTGAGACAGACTGGGGACTTTGAGGATTTTTCTGAAATGAGAAATGAACCTGGGATTCCAGAACAGGAACGTAGTGTCTATTGCGACTATGGTCTTTGCAAGGAATCTACAAGTGAATGTTCTTTATCTAGACCACTTCACCCCCGCCGAAACATTGACACTGGGTTTACAAAGAATGATAGAACTTTTATTCAAAAGGTTGTTGTAGGTGTTTCAAATAACCCAAAGTTTTCTATTATTGGTGCGTCGATTCTCCTTTTGGCTATTCTCCTAATTGTATACTATATACGACGCTAAAGAAGTACTCGAGACGAGATTCATCTTGCGTTCTTTGAACAAGATCCAATAGGGTATCTTCACAAAACTTTTTAATAAACTCCCTTTGCCAAGCACTCTTAATGTTAATCCAAGGTGGCTGGAATGTGGGATCTAGAATTTTGCTCGCGTGCGCTACCCGAATATATGTATGAATGTTTTGTCTATCCGCGATAATGTTCTCGACGGCAAGTTCTGCCATCTTTTGGCGAACTTCGAGGGTCTTTTCGCACATGGTGTCCAGGAACTTTTCATATGGAATTGATTGTGTTTTAGATGTAAGAACAACCCAATCGGCGAGGGGTTTTGTATTTATGTAATCAACATAGGTCATATATCCCTTTCCTCTCACAAACCGTTCGTGAACAATTTCAACATAATCAAGTTCAGACTCAACATCGTAGACAGCTTTAGCCGTCTTAATGAATGATGTCATTTTCAATAAAAACAAATTAAATCTCTAAGTAAAGTATAAGAAAATGTCACAAGTTGCCATCATAGGTATACTTGGTTTATGTGTGATGTGTTCTTCCTCAGCCACCGCATTTATGATGATGGGTGGTGAGGAAACCACCAGTACGACGACGGGTCCTACAGGACCAGCCCCCCCTCCTCCACCCCCAGAAGGTGTGACTAATGTTAGATATGTACGCCTAGAACGACCTTCGGCTGACTATCCGGGTAATATTATAAACTTGTCCGAAGTTGAAGTATACGATGAAAACGGTACAAATATTGCAGAGGGTAAAACTGTCACCGGTGGACCCGGTGCCGCACACGGCGCTGGACCATTTGCGAGATTGGTTGATGGAAATAAAACCCCAACCAACTTTGCCCACACAACTGGAAATGGTGCTAGTTTTATGCAGATTGATTTAGGTACCGCTACAACCGTTAAAAAAATTGTGATTACAAACAGACTAAACTGTTGCCAGCAACGCACTGAAAATATGAAAGTTAAGCTATTGGATGCTAATAACACCGTTTTGAAAACAACGAATGCTGTTAATAAGGGTCAGAAAGAGATGACAATAGATTTCAGCGCTACAACGCCAACTTGGGAATATTTGGCAATGTAAACCTAAGTCAACTTCAACCCAGTCAAAATCAAACAAAAACGAGGAACCTGCTACATATATGTATTCGGCAATAGCCAACAACAGTTTTTCCTATCTTCTCACTCTTGATGAGTTTAGGAAAGAACTTCCCGATGAAACGAGACCTTCTTGGATAAAGATTACAACAATCACTATGGTCTCAAGCTTTATCCAAGACATTGATATTAAAAAACTTCGCCACATCTTTGAGAATTTGGAAACATTCAAGTTGAGACGATCGGGTACTAAGGGAGATTGTGGCTTTGAGTGGAAATTGAAGCCCACAACCTTCTATAACCAAGTGACTCTGACATATCACGATAGTTACAGTACCAAGTCTGTCAAGGTGTTCCCAAATGGTTCTATTCAAGTGGCTGGATGCTGTGATCTCTTTGACTGCAAGCGTATCATTACCCAGTTGACCTACATTTTCAAGACTTTTTTGGGAATGGAGATGCAGGTTCCAGTTGATTCTTTCAGAGTTGTCATGATCAACTCAAACTTCAGTCTCAACTACAACATCAATCTCATGCGAGTGGCCCAACACTTTGAGAATCACTCGGACATTTTCAAAGTTTCTTTTGAACCAGACAGATACAGCGCCGTCAAAATCAAGTTCAAACCCGCTCAAGATATGAAAGAAATTACGACAAGTATCTTTTCAACTGGCAAAATTATCATCACAGGTGCAGAAACTCTCAAAGAGATTGCTTTTGCTTACAATATCATCAATCAACATATCAACGATGATCCCCAGATTCGCGTGTCACCCACCGTAGAGAAAGATGTCTTTGATGTATTCTTGGGACACAAGTGTGAACCAATGATCCAACATCTCAGAAGTAAGGGATTCAATTCCTGGCTTCAAACGATTGTCAACAGGTCAATTAATTTCTAGATGTATTTTAATATAAGATGTCTCGAGTCGCGATCATAGGTGGTGTCGTCTTGGTCATGTGTTCTTCTTCAGTCGCCGCTGCGCTAATGATGGGTGGCGGGGAAACCACCAGTACAACACAACCCACAGGACCCACAGGACCAGCTCCTCCAGTGGATCCATTCCCCAAAGATATTCCAGGACTTTCTGGTAGATACACAGTCGCTTCCGCCGAATCTTCCAAATGGAAGGACATATCCGGTATGAGTAACGATGGAATTGTTGATCGTGGAAGTATTAGCAAGGAGGGAACCAGTTATGTAAAGGGTGGAAGTGGGGACGGTTTAAAATTTCCAGCTGCTGTACTTGATTCAAACTCAAATTACACACTTTTCTATATCGGACGATACAATGGGCAGTCAAAGGGACGCATCTTTGATGGCACTGATCGAAACTGGCTTTCTACCTGGTGGGCTGGTCGAGTGGGTGTCGGACACCATGGTACGTGGATGACTCCTTATGAATCTGGACTCCATAACGCCGACGCATGGGTTCAGGGAACAGATAGTGTGGGTATTTACAGAACTAATGGTGTTGATAGAGTCACCATTCCAAGTAATAACCAAGGCCCGTCACAAATTACTATAAATTCTGGACAGTTTGTTGCTACAGAAACTACCGATTGGGCTTTGAAAGAAGTTATCATTTACGACAGAAAACTCACATCCGAAGAAATCTTAAAAGTTGAGAAATATCTAAAAGATAAATACATGAGTTCTGGAACGGAAAATTATAGAATTCGTAACGATGAAGTCGTTTCGGGTTTCTCGTTTTAAAAATTAATTTCTAATATTACATTAATATAAGATGTCTCAACGACTTGGTATGGCCGATGGTCGATGCTTCACCATCAATTCCTCAGCCCAACTTACAAACAACTATTTGATGAAACAAAATGGTATTACATTTGAAGATAACTACAGCTACCGTCAACTTCTTCAAAAGCAGGGTCCAGAACTTCTTAACAAAGTTCAAGAACAATCACGAACTACCTGTGACCCATGCGATCGATACACCGATATGTCCAAGATTTACTAACTGAGCTAAATCACGAAAAAAACTTTAAACCCATACTCTAGAATGTCACAATGTGCCATATGTCTCAATGAAGTCAGATCAACGAGGACCAATTCTCCGATCAGATGTGGACATATGTTTCATTCCCACTGTCTAGAGGAGTGGAAAGGTAAAGGTAAGAATACGTGTCCCCTATGTAGAAAAGTATTTGACGTTTCGCAGTTTAAGGTGACGGTGACGGTTCAGAACAATTACACAGCGCAGTCGAACGCTGTGTCATTGCAGAGTGAAGCCATTTTCAATATAATGGATATATTTGATATGTCTTTTGATGTTGAAAATACAGTAGATTTAGACAGTCTTCTGTCTGACCTTGGGATGAGTCTTTCCGACCTTGATTCCCTT